GTTTCAATCTCCTCGTTGTCCGCCCGGTCATCAAACTCCAATGCACCGTCCTTGGTTACGGTAAAGTAATCAATTTCGTATGCGCAAGTCGGCATATATTTGTATACCGCCGCAACTCCCGTAATTTCTGAAATCGCCTTGACCAGTGCTTTTCGTTCTGCTCCTGTTTTGTTAAATTCAATCCTCATCATGGATACCTCCTTGTTTTTTCGGTAGTACATATATCACTCTGTAGCCGATAAATAGCAAGGATTCTGAGGGGTCTCCAGTGTAGAACAATTCAAAGCAAAAATGGTGGAAACTGTGAGTAGTACACAATCCCTGCCAGTACAAAGCAGACATTCGGAAGTGCCACACCGTTTCCCCACATTTTATACTCCGCCGCATCGGAATATGGGTCTTTCAGCCATTTGATGATCTGCTTTTCCGTCTTTGGCTTCGTAGAAGTCCCCATGATTTTTCTGTGGGTTTCAAAAACCTCCGACCAGTATGCAATATCATCTTCGGTCGGATTTTCCGTACCGAGATCATCGCACCACCAATCCGGGAATCCCTGCAGCCTTGCGCATTCCGTTGGGGTAAGCCTACGGATAATGTACTGCGGTTCTTCCGCTACGGTCGGTGGGTCCTTATAGTCCGTTGCCACCAGCGTATTTGCCAGATTTTCTTCCGCTTCGGTATGGTAGGAGTTTTTGCTTGTACTGTAGACGAGGGTTTCAGAACCGCCGCCGTACATTCCACCGCTTGCACGAAGGGAACTGCCCGTATCGTTTTCCACATATTTGTCATAGGCTTCCTGCGAAAAGGCCACTGCATGACGGTCTGCCGTATTAAGCGTGAAACTGACATCTTCTCCGATACCGCTGCCCTGGGGACCGTTCTTTTCGGCTCTGCCAATCATGGAACCCTGCACTGCCACCACAGCCATACCGCCCTGATTGCAGGATGGATTGCCGCCGTTAGCATCCAGGCATCGGCTCGTTTCCGCTTCATAGAAACCGCTGTGCGGATTGTCCGACTTCATGGAGTTGCTGTCTTTTGAGCAGATACCGTAGCACTTCGGCACGAACACCGTCTGGTCGTTGTTGCAGGAGAGCGTTGCGGATTTGTTTTCCTGAATCAATGCTCCCTTGCCGCCGCCCTCACAGCCAGAGCGGATTTTCAGCGTCTTAGGTGTCTCCAGCACAAACGGCTGATTGTTGCCGCCCATTCCATAGGTAGAAGAAACGGTCTGTGCCACATCCAAAGGTCCCTTGTACCGGGTGTCCTGACTATGGTTTTCAAACACAAGCGGAGGATGGTTGGATGCCGCACGAAGCGTTGCGGTAAAATCCTCTGTCACATCCATCCGCTGACCGCCCTGGTCGTTTAGGCACAGGCTTGACGCTCCAACGCTTTCTTCAGCACTTCCGGCAGTTCCTTGCCACGAACGGAAGCCCTGCGAAGTATACCCT